ACTAGGATAAGACAACCAATCATTCTGTTTCTTGTAGAATAGGCGTGCGTGATTATGTAACCAGCGGTATCCAGCCGCCTTTTCAGCCCATTTTATAAGCAACTTTTCTTGTTTTTCACACCATTCACACTGTTCGTCTTGTTTAACACTCATGGTCTATTTTACGCGGATATATTTTTCGCACTTTCCCTGGCTAATGTATCAGCTTCTTCATTTCTAGGATCTCCATTATGCGCTTTTACCCATCGCCATTCGACAACTTTCAATTTTTTACGCGTTTCATCGATAGCAATCCATAAATCTTTGTTTTTCACGGGTGCACCCGCAGATGTCATCCATCCATTTTGTTTCCATTTTATAATCCATGAATTTATTCCTTGTTTCACGTAGTTACTATCCGTAAATATACGCACCTCTTGAATATCTCTCTTCACAGACTCTTCAAGAGCTCGTAAAATAGCTGTCATCTCCATCCGATTGTTTGTTGAATTAGGCTGTCCAGCACTAAGCTTAAAACGATCACTGACCACACCCCAGCCAGAAGGTCCAGGATTTCCCAGACTGCTCCCATCGGTGTATATCTCATACATACCTGTATATAACGGTATTCTTTTATATTATTTTCTCATAAGAATGTATGATACTTCAACTGATCGGTAGTATATTAATGGGATGGATATGTCTCATAGGATGTTGCGCCGGATCGGTCTATGCGAGTTTCAATTACAACTTATTCAAGATTGTCACAGGAGCTCTCAGGTCACTTATGGCTCCCTTCGGTATTAAGGTGCCAAGATCTACAACTCTCGAAAAAATTTTACGTTGAGAATATTTTTCTATGTGAAAAGTAAGAGTATGATCGGCTCGTTGCTCGTACCAATATGTACATTATTTTGTATGAAATCTTCGTCGTCGATGATGCTATGTTATGCACTTTATAAGTACAATCCATTAGTTTTCTTCCAATGGCTTTTCAAGGAAGCCATCAAGGGTTTATTGAAAGCGGTAAAAGACATAGCCAAATTTGCAAAGAATATAGGTAATAAGATTGCCGAAATTGTCAAGAATATCGTGAAAAAAATTGAAAAGTTCGTGAAAGATGCGGTCAATAAGGTAAAAAATACAGGGAAAAAGGTTGTCAAGGATGTTGCGGGAGCTGGTAAGAAGGTTGTTGGACAGGTTGCGGGTGTAGGTAAAAAGGTTGTCAAGGATGTGGGTAATTTTGGTAAAAAGGCTGTTGGTCAGGTGGCGGGTACGGGTAAGAAGATTGTTCAAGATGTATCTGGTGCTGGTAAAAAGGCTGTAAATGAAGTCACTGGTGCTGGTAAAAAGGTTGTTAATGAAATTGGGAAACAAATATCAAAATTCTAATGATTTTTTTTAGTGGTATATTATAAATAGCATGTCTAGTTTATCAGTCAGACTGGCTATTGTAATGGCGCAGTCTTCGTCATTGGCGGCGTCGACTTTTGTCATATATAATAATTTCAAACCGACACAGACACTAAAATGGTTTTTTACTAAATTTTTACCAAAGAAACTCGAACAACTTTTCAACCTGTTCATAAAATTGATATTCGATGCACTCAAGGATATCAAGAAGGCGTTACTTAAAATTCTTAATGATCTTTGGGCCATTATTCAGTATGCATTCAATAAGATTAAGGAATTTGTTATGGGTGTAGTCACAAAAATAGCCGACGGAGCGAAGAAAATTATTAAAGATATTGAGAGGGCATTTACAGATATGTTCAAAAAGATTGAAAAAGCGTTCACTGGAATTGTGAGTAACATTGAAAATGGGGTTAAAAAAATACCTGGACAAATAAGTGGTGCGGGTAAAAAGGTCGTGAACCAGATAGGTGGTGCGGGTAAAAAGATTGTCAAGGATATAGGTAGTGGTGGAAAACGAGCTGTAAAAGAGATGGAGAATGGCATTTCAAACCTGGGTAGAGAAAGTGCTAAAGCTATCAAGGATGCCCCGGCCAGAGGGGCAGCGGAAGCACGGAAAGCCTTTAAGAAGTTGTTTTCTATGAGATAATCACTCGATTTTTATATTTTGTAATAATAAAACAATAATATGCTTTACAATATTATTGTTTTATTAGGGCTATCGTCCTCCCTGGCTGCGACAGGGTATGGAGCCTATACATATTTCGATCCCCTCAAATGGATTGGGAATTGGATAAAGACTCTACCCGAAAAAGTCAAAAAATTCTTTATGTGGGTACTGGAGGAGATATTCAAGGCGCTAAAGGAGTTGTGGAAGATGATACAGAGTATAGGGGGTAAAATAAAGAAAGCCGGTGAAGGTGTTATACGAAAACTCAAAGATGGTCTCGAAAAAATGATTCGTGATATAAAAAACGGTGCTAAAAAAGCTATAAAAACGATAGAAAACGGCGGTAAGAAAGTTATACGAGATATAGATCGTGGTGGTAAAAAGGTTATCAGAACGATCGGCGGTGCGGTCACTAAAGTAACTCGCGATGTTGCTGGTGCCGGTAAGAAAATGGTGAATGAAATTGGGAAGACGGGTGAGAAAATTTTTAACGATATTAAAAGTAAGGTCAATCAGGCGATCCGTAAGGTTGGGCAGATCGCAGGTGCGGCGGCCCAAAAGGTGAAAGAATTGTTTAATAAAGCATTCGAAGAAATTAAGAAGGCTGCATACGCGGTAAGGGACGGAGCTCTAAAAGCAGCAAAAGCTGTCGCAGCTGCTGCTAAGGAGGCTGCAAAGTTCGCGGGGGATGCAGCAAAAGAGGCGGGGAAGGCTGCGGTGAAATTTGGGAACGATTTTGCGAAAGGAGCAGAAGAAGCTGCTAAAGAAGTGGGGAAGTTTTTTAGTAAGTTCTGAGATAATCACTCAATTTTTATATTTCGTAATAATAAAACAATAATATGCTTTACAATATTATTGTTTTATTAGGGCTATCGTCCTCCCTGACCGCCACAGGGTACGGAGCCTATACATATTTCGATCCGCTAAAGTGGATTGGAAATTGGATAAAGACCTTACCTGGAAAAGTCAAGAGATTCTTTATATGGATACTGAAGGAGATATTCAAGGCCTTAAAGGAATTATGGAAGATGATACAGAGTATAGGGGGTAAGATAAAGAAAGCAGGTGAAGACGTTATACGAAAACTCAAGGATGGTCTCGAAAAAATGATCCGCGATATATCAAGTGGTGCTAAAAAAGCTATAAAAACAATAGAAAACGGTGGTAAGAAAGTTATACGAGATATAGACAGCGGTGGTAAAAAGGTTATTAGAACTATTGGTGGTGCGGTCACTAAAGTGACTCGTGATATTTCCGGGGCTGGTCGGAAAATGGTGAATGAAATTGGGAAGACTGGGGAGAAGATTTTCAATGATATTAAAAGTAAAGTCAATCAGGCGATTCGTAAGGTTGGACAGATCGCGGGTGCCGCTTTTAGAAAGTTCCAGGAGCTGTTTAATAGAGCATACGAGGAAATTAGAAGGGCTGCATATGCCGTAAGGGATGCAGCTCTTGCCGCCGCGAGGGCTGCTGCTGCTGCCGCGGAAGCTGCTGCGAGGGCTGCAAGAGAGGCTGCAGAAGCTGCTGCGAGGGCTTCTGCGAAGGCTGCGAAAGATGCATACAAAGCCGTCGCCAAATGCTGTAAAAAATTCTAGCATCGACTAAACCCGTGGGTGAATTTACTTTTTGGGATTGGGGGGACCATACTCCACCGCTTTCTTGGGAGTTTTACATATAGTATCACCACAATGATCCCTATTCTGATAAATCGAATTAATAGACGTTGAAATTTCGTTACATGACTTCAAATTCCAACGACCTAATAGAGGTTTTTCAGCTTTTACAAAAAGTTCAAAAATCTTTTTGATCATATCTTAATTACCGCATTCCTTTTTAAACCTGTCGATACAATGTATACGCTGAAAATCCTGAGACGGTCAACAATACATATTGGAGTGCGTTTGAAATAGTCAAATATTCATTAATCATAGCCTTCTGTGATTCATCTTTTAGTCCATCCCTGAAGAGTGTCACGTGACGAATGAGGTTTCGTAAAATAGAAAACGCTAAAAACAGGGCCATCATACTAAGAATTATGAAGATGATGTTATAGACTTTGTTATCCTTCCCACGGTAAAAGCGAGACACACCGAGCAGAGCTAATGAGATCGATGTGTATAATCCCACATTACGCAGAGATGTTTGATAAAACATGAGAGTGTCCTTAAACGAGAATTCCATATGATATTACTTACATTTTTAAATTTCATGAGTGATGTGATTTAAAAATGATTTTTTTTGATTTAATTGACCAACAAATTAGTTGGAGAAAGCGAGGCCACCCATACCGGATTGGATGCGGAGGACGTTGTAGTTGGTGGCGAACATGTGCATGGAAGTCGCGGTACCGGCAGCCATCTTGACGGCAACCTGCGCGTTATCGATGCGGGAGAAGTTGCAAGTGCCGGTAGGCTGATGCTCTTCGGGCTTGAGCGCGAAAGAGTACGAGTACACACCGGGAGCGGGGCAGCCGGAGTGATGGTTGTACGCCTGGACCTGGTTGAAGTACTTACCCTTCTGCTCCTTGAAGCGGTCCTGGCCGTTGAGGACAAGCTTGAAGGTCTCGAGCTGACCGGACGCTTCCTCGGTGTAAGCCGCGGTGGAGAGCTCGGTGGCGTACATGGGGGTGCCGAGGTTGGAGATGGGCACGAAGCAGTTGGCGTCAAGGCCATTGGCAGTCTGGTCAGACTGGAGAGCAATCTCAGTGACAAGGTTGTTCTTGGTGAAGTTCCACAGGGAAGACTTCGCGGCGGTGTTGGAGAAGCACCACACGAGCTCCTTGACGGGGTGGTTGTACGAGAGGCGGACCTGCTTGGTGGAGCCGGCGTCAACAGTGTCGGTACCAGTGTGCTGAACCTGCTCGATGAGGTACTCATGACCCTTCTGGGCGAATCGGCGACGCTCCTCGGTGTCAAGGTAGACGTAGTTGGCCCAGACCTTGAAGACGGACGCGTTGAGGAAGGTGGTGAAATCGGACGCGAGGTCAATATCAATGCGGACCTCATGGTACTGCAGAGCAATTAGTGGCAAATAAAGTCCGGGATTCCTGTTGAAAAAGAAGACTAGGGGCAAATAGACAGTGGAACCATCCGCCGCAGTGGTCATCTTACCCCAAGTGGCCTTCTTGGCCTCATCGAGGTAAAGCTCGGAGTAGAGACGCCACCACTTCTGGTAGTGCTTGTCAATCCTTTGACCTCCGATTGATAATTCTACGGAGGAAATTGCGCGCTCGGCGACCCAGTTGCAGTCACCAGCCTCCGCGGTGGCGGTAGCGGCGATGTCAGACTCGAGTTCGAGGTACATGTCACCGACGAGATCACCGTTACGGGCGACGGTGACGGACACGCGGCCGGAGTCAGCGGCAGTACCGTTGACGGTCTGCTCGATGTTCTCCATCGCGAAGTTAGTGTGGCGCTTGTATTTGGCCTGGTAAAAAGTTACCTCAGGGTTACCAGTAAGGTAGACATCCTGGGCACCGTAAGCGACGAGTTGCATAAGACCACCGGCCATTTTGAGAGTTGTTGTACTATAAGCAGAGAAAATAATTCTGGTTGAATGTGCGAAATTTCGCAGTCTACTTTTTCTCCGTCTAATTCAAATGTCCACACAGCCTGAAGAAATTGAAGATGGTGAAATCGTCTCCGACGAATATGAGACCGAGGATGACATATCGGTAGATGACCAGGAAATTGTCGAGGACCTTGAGGACCTTGAGGACGATGAGACTGACATCATAGGTTTGATGACTTCTCTCATGGCGACACAGGATGGTGACACCGTATGTTCAGCTCTCGTCGAGATTTCTAACCAAATGCAGGTACAGAATAAAATCCTTATAAAGATTCTTGCCAAGCTTCAAGATTAAAAATTTAGTTAAAAGAAAAATTCATAGTAAGAGTAAGCATGGAAGACACTCACTTCATCGATAAGGAACCGAATAGGTATGAAGCACTGGCTGAGCTACAAAAAGAGCAAATCCAATCGATGAATGAGGACCAAATAATTGAAATCGTGAGGAAGTTTGAAATCTTCTGGGATCTTCAGACTGAAGATTATAGGAATGCGCGTGAGTTGGGGTACAGGCAATTCATTCACGCTGATAATTGGGACAGTAACAATAACCCCATCCCAGGGAGAATTGATATTCTGGCTATTAAGGGAATCCGAGAACGACAGCGTCGTTTTATCATTGACTTGAAGAATCGGGTCAGGGATCTCAAGATAGAATCTCACGATGTAAATGGTGATGGAATCACGTTATGGAAGCGAGTCAACAACGTCGTCAAACAACTGAAAGACGGTTATGAAAATATCAGACGCCATTTCATAGCATACGAGCGTGTTGTCAACCCAATGGCAGTGCCACAGGTATCCTCAAGTTCTGACCCTTCCACCATGGACGAAGATGAGATTGATGATTGTTCCCCGTATCAAAAGTGTCTCCTCTATACACTCGATGAAGCGTATAAATCTGGGTACCGACGATACAAAGACTTTTGCTGTGAAGAAATCAAGACCATCGATGGGTACTGCACTCGGGCATGGGTTGCAAAGCAGGAAATCCAGAATTTTGTCCGTAACATCGCACCTAAAGATGACGAATTCTCAAACTGGAAAAACTTTACGAGTAGAGGGACGGTATACAGGGATGTGATTGAATACATTTCCAAGTGCATCGATCCCCAGTTTCCTGAGATTGAAAAGAGACGTCATGTATGGTCATTTAAGAATGGTGTTTTTGTTGGAAAGGAGTGGATTCCGGATCGTGGAGTTTATGATTCTCGCTTTTACCCCTACGATAGTAAGGAGTTTCGGTGCCTCGACCCAACTATCATCTCCTGTAAGTATTTCGATCAGCAGTTTGATGACTTTTCCCATATCGAAAACTGGCAAGATATCCCCACACCACACTTTGATAAGGTTTTACATTACCAAAAGTTTGAGCCCGAAGTCTGTAACTGGGCTTATGTTATGGGTGGACGCCTCTGCTATGATGTTGGTGACCTGGATTCTTGGCAAGTCATTCCATTTTTCAAGGGTATCGCGAGGTCTGGTAAATCGACACTCATTAACAATGTTTTCAAGCGTTTTTATGAAAGTCAGGACGTAGGCACACTCGGAAACAACATTGAGAGGAAATTCGGTCTGTCAGCCCTGAAAGACAGTTTCATGTTCATAGCACCCGAGATTAAGGGGGACCTCGCACTAGAACAGGCTGAGTTTCAGTCTATCGTATCAGGTGAGAGGGTTTCGATCGCAGTCAAGAACAAAATAGCGGTTTCACTCGATTGGAAGGTACCAGGAGTACTTGGCGGAAATGAAATTCCAAACTGGAAAGATAACTCCGGTTCAGTACTGCGTCGTATTCTCCCATGGAACTTTACTAAACAAGTTCAAGAAGCGGACCCAAACCTTGAAAAGAAATTGGAGAAGGAGCTCCCCATCATTCTACTCAAATGTGTGCGCGGATACCTAGATTACTCCAATAAATTCAGGGACAGGGATATTTGGAATGTTGTGCCTAACTATTTCAAGCTCATCCAAAAGCAAGTGGCGATGGTTGCGAGTACCCTCACAAACTTCCTCGAGTCTACGAATATTGAGTTTGGTGAAGATATGTTTGTACCCCAAAAGCTATTTGTGCAAGTGTTCAACCAACATTGCCATGAAAACAATCTTGGAAAGCACAAATTCCATCCCGATTTCTACATTTGGCCATTCAGTTCAAGAGATGTTGAAGTCAGGAACGAATCAGTCACATACAAGGGGAGATTGTACCCCAAGCAACCTATCATTTACGGTCTCAACGTCATCGAAGAATCACTTGGATTCACAGACGAGTTTTAAAAAAAATACTTGTACATAATAGTAATGAGTCGAGGAATTCGAGAATTCGTGGAAACCTCAGGCATCAGAATAGAGACCACGGGTCCTAGGCGTAGCCCATCGCTTCGGTGGCCACCACCCAGGAGTGCGCCAAATGTCCAGGTTCCCCGTGAAGTGGAACTTAATCTTTTGAAGAGACAAGAAGTTCCTAATACACTCCAAAGGAACATCGTCAATGACAAACGATACGAAGGTATGTTTAAGGAATTCGAGAATGACCCCCTTGAAAATGAGTTCAGTGATATAAACGAAAATGCATTCAAAAATGCATTGGGTAAAACATCTTTTAACAATACTTCATTAGATTATATTGCCCCTACACGACTTGCAATGAGTAAACTAAATATTGGTATGTTTAATGCCAACGTAAACAGTGGATTCGGTAAAGAACCCCGTATAAACATAAAAAACATACTAGTAAAAAAACCACTCGATAAAACCTTTATCGGTGAAGGTCTTTATATAGACACATTGGACATAAAGGGAATATATGGTCGATTTCAGACGGGTTATTCACATAGTAAAAACTACGGTCCTAAGGGTAACATAAACAAGGACTATTTCAGTACTCAGATAATATTAAGGATTTCTAATGGGATAGAATCACATAAGGTTACGTTTAATATATACAAAAATGGTAAAATTCGATTTTCTGCGGGATTTGTCGGTGAGAATATAGGTGTTCAACCGGAGTTGATCCGAAAGTTCGTCATTGACAAATACACTGAACGTGAGTCTTTCTTATACAATCCATTTGAATATAACAATATCAGTGCACAGTTTAAATTTAACGGTATTTTTAGGAATCTCGGATTGGCTGCCGCCCGATTCAGGGAATATGGTATGACGAACGTAACGTATGAACCCGAACTCGGTCCGTTCTTCTATGCGTACATCGATGATCACAAATACAATATTACCAAATCTGGTAATGTTCAGATTCTCGGTGGTAAAAGCCCTCAAGACATATTGAATGCGTATAATCGTGGACAGCGATTAATCGAAAAAATGAACGATGCAGGTGAAATCAGAATTACAGGGGTATTCTCCGAGGGTGATAAAAAGACACGCACCAAACCAAAAGCCAAGGCCAAGGCCAAGACGACAAAGAAGAAGATATTAAACACCACACAGGTTTCTGCGTTGAACATAAACAGTACAAGGTGTGAACGGATGCCTAGACCAGAACTCGTAGATTTAGCTAAGAAGTTGGGAGTAGTTGGTAAGTTTGGAACACGTAAAGAGATTTGTGAGAAGATCAAAAAATTAAACAAGAAAAAGACAGTCACATTCAAAAACACTACCAAGGGTAAAAATGTAGCCATCACCGGAAAGGTAAATACTAAGAACTTCCGGATAGGACGAAAAATATGTGACCAATATTCTAAGCCCAATCTCGAACTGATATGTAAAGCTATGAAGATTT